CAACCGCCATCCACCGCTACCGAAAGACCGGCCGCATCCCACTCGCCACACTCCCCTGGCGAGCACTCCGCCGCACGCTCTACGCGCTCCGCCGACGCTTCTTCTCGGTCGAGCGCCCCGACCGCGACCCCACGGTCGTCAACGAGAGCCTCGACGACGTCCAGGACGCGCTCGCCGAAGCTAGCTACAATCCCGGCTGGCCGCTGAGCTATCACTACTACGGCGAGGACCTCAACGCTCGGCGGTACTTCTACGACCCCACCCGGCCGCATCCTCACCGCCAGCTCCACATCCGGGGCTTCGAGACCGCCGACGGCGTGGAACTAATCGCGCACGAAGAACCAGCGCCCGAACACCACCCACGAGCGCACCTCCGGGAGGTTGACATGCACGACGCGACCCACTGGCTTGAGGACGTCTGGGATGCGAAAGCCCTCGACCCGCGCGGGTTTGAGCGCATCCCGAGAACGTGACCGATGCCGTGGGAGTGCGCGAGCCAGGTGGCCGACGACTGCGCCGAAGGCAGTCTCTTCGACCCACCCTACCGGAAGGGCGACGCGGCGATCTGCACGGCCTGCGCCCGCGAACTCGGACTTTTAAACCATGACTAACGACCTGACCAACATCGACGGCGTCGGCTCGGCCATCGCTGACGAGCTTCGGGACGCCGGCTACACCACCGTCGACGACGTCTACCACGCGTCCGTCGACGACCTCGCCGACGTCCATATGCTCGGCGAAGCCACCGCCGAAGCTATCCTCGGCGGCGACTCGGACGCTCACGGCGGCCGCCCCAGCCTCCTCGACGAATACGAAGACGACATCCTCGACGCCGCCCGCATGGGCCTCACCTACGAAGGTATCGCCCGCGTCGCCGGGATCGGCGTCCGAACCCTCCACGACTGGCGCGACGAACACGATGAGTTCTCGCAGTCGCTCGAACGCGCGCGTGCGAAAGCCGAGCGCGACCTCATCCAAGACGCTGATTCGGAGTTCGTCTTGGAGCGCTCGTACGGCTACGTTAAGACCGAGAAGCGCGAGGTCGAGATGGACGCTGACGTCAACGCGTCCCACGACGTGACTGCCGACTTCGTGACCTACTCCCCGGAGGACGATGGCGGCGAGTAACCGAACCGTCGAGCAGGGGGCGCCACTCACGCCAACCCCGCAGTACGACGTCCACGAGAAACAGCGGGCGGTCCTCGAAAGCGACGCCCGCTACCGGGTGCTGTGCTGGGGGCGCCGTGCCGGGAAGAACATCACCGGCGCAATTGACACAATCGAGTACGCCCGGAGCCCGTCCTCGTCGCAGTGGGGGTCGGACACCGACGCGACGGTCTGGTGGGTCGGCCCGACGTACGACCAGGCCAACGACCACGGCTTCGACACGATCGAGGCGGGGATTCCGAACGCCTGGATCGACGGCGAGCCCAAGCGCACGAAGCCGCGCCGGATCGAGTTGATCAACGGCGTTACGATCGACTTCCGGACGTTCGACCGTCCCGAGAGCCTTCAGGGCGCCGGCGTCGACCGGATGGTGATCGACGAGGTCGCGTACATGCCGCGGTCGCTCTGGGATAACGACCTCGAGCCGATGTTGATGGACAACATGGGCTCGGCCGTCTTCATCTCAAAGCCGAAAGGTCGTGGATTGTTCCACGAGATGTACCAGAAGGGACAGTCCGACGACTTCCCGAACCACGAGAGTTTCCATGCGACGTCGGCAGACAACCCGTTCATCGACGCCGATCCGATGGAGAAGCGCGACGAGAAACCCGACCACGTTTTCAAACAGGAGTATCTCGCGGAGTTCATCGACGAGAGCGGCGGCGTGTTCGAGGAACTGGACGATCGGCTGTTCACAGCCGAGTCCGAGCTCCCGGCCGACGGTGTGGGTCCGTACGCGATCGGCGTCGACTTCGCCCGCCATCAGGACTACCGGGTGACGATCGTCCTCGACGCCACCGGCGACGTCGTTTTCTTCGACCGCGGCCAGAACGAGGCCTGGCCACACATTCAGGCCGACATCGAGGACGTCGCCGACGACTACCCTGGCATCGTGCGCGTCGACGGGTCGCGAGACAACAAAATCGTCGCCGACCTGGCTGACGCCGGCGTTAACGTCGAGCCGGTGACGTTCTCGCCGTCGACGAAGCGCGACCTGATTGAGAACCTCGTCGCCCGTGTCGAGAACGGCGAGCTCTCGGCGCCGGAGATCTCGCAGCTGCGCCACGAACTCCAGATCTTCGAGTACGATGTCTCGCCGAGCGGGACGGTTAGCTACCACGCGCCGGAGGGGTTCCACGACGACTGCGTCGACTCACTGGCGCTGGCGGCGTCGGCGCTCGACCGAGTCGCCGCGGCCGCCCGGCGGCACGAACACCGCGACGACGAGACTGATAATGGAATAAGCTACCTATGAGCGAGGACACAGCAGACGGTGGCGAGGTATCGCTCTCCATCTCGACACTCGGCAACAACGCCGGCGCGATGGAGAAGGCAGCCGAAACGACCCAGCTCGACGAGCGCCGCATCGCGACGGACGTCGGCCGCGGGATCGTTCCGCCGTACAATCCCGAGACGCTCGCCGCGTTCCAAGAGCTGAACGAAACCCATCAGGCCTGCCTCCGGAAGAAAGCACGCTACGAGGTCGGCTACGGCTTCGACATCACCCCTCACCCAAGCGCGGGCGAACCGGACGAAGACGGCGAGGCCTACCGCGCCGTCGAGGAGTTCTGGCGCGGCTCGGACTCACGCTGGCAGATCGGCCCCGAGGGCACAGCGACCTCAACACCCGAAGAAGTGCTCGAACTCAGCCGGCTCGACTACCACGGTATCGGCTGGGCGGCCCTCGAGATCCTCGTTGAGGGCGACGGCACGCCAGTCGGGCTGGCGCACGTCCCGGCGACGACCGTCCGCGTCCGCAAGACCACGACCACCACCGAGACCGAGGACGGCGAGGAAGTCGAGGAAATTGAGAGCGGGCACGGCTACGTCCAGATCCGGCAGGGCCGACGCCGGTACTTCGGCGAGGCCGGCGACCGCTACGGCGACGACTCGACGTTCGTCGACAAGGAGACCGGCGACGTCGCCAGCTCGGCCGACGCACTCCCGAACGGGCCAGCGAACGAGCTCATCTTCGTCCCGAACCCGACGCCGCTCTCGCTCTACTACGGCATCCCTGACTGGGTCGCCGCGATGCGGACGATGGCCGCCGACCAGAGTGCGCAGGAGTGGAACCACGACATCTTCGACAACCTCGGCATCCCCCACTACGCGGTCAAGGTCTACGGCGGCACGCTAACCGAGGACAGCAAGGACGAACTCCGCGACCTCCAGCAGAACCTCAAAGGCGAACGCTACCGGACGGCGATCCTTGAGGTAGAGGGCTTCGAGTTCGAGACCGACAATCCACTCCAGGAGGGCGACCCCAGCGACGTCGAGATCGAGTTCGAGCCGCTCGGCGCGACGGACTCCAACGACATGGAATTCCAGGCGTTCCGTGAGCGCAACGAGCACGAGATTGCGAAGGTCCACGAGGTGCCGCCGATCCTCATCAACGTCACCGACACCTCGAACCGGAGCAACTCGAAGGCGCAGGTCCAAGAGTTCGCTCAGGACGTCATCGCCCCTGAGCAAGCCAAGTTCGAGGCGCGCCTCTACAAAATCCTCCACCAGACCGCGCTCGGCGTTGATGACTGGACGATTGACTTCGAGCTGCGGGGCGGCGACAACCCCAAGCAAGAGGCGCAAATGACCGAGCGCCGCGTGCGGTCCTACCGACTGAGTGGGGTCGCAACGGTCAACCAGACGCTCGAGGAGCTGGGGCTGCCCACCCGCGACGACGACGTCGGCGAGATGACGCTCGCCGAGTACGAGGCCGAGGTCGGCGAGAACGCCACCGGCGGCGGTGGCGAGGGTGGCGGAGCGGAGGCCGCGCGCTCAGTCCACGCGCCCCCACCGGAGCAAAAGGTCGGCGAGCGCGAGTGGGCTACGGTCGAGAGCCAGCTCGCCACCAAGGACGCGATTGAGCAGACCCAGTTCAACAGCTCGAATCTCGCCGAGGGACTCTACGACATCGAGGCCCAAGAGCTCTACCTGAGCTTCGAGCGGCCGGACGGCCAGAACTCGCTATACGTCTACGTCGACGTCCCGCAGTCTGTCTGGGCGGCGCTGACCAACGCCGGCAGCCACGGGAGCTACCACTACAGCCACATCCGGCTCGAGTATCCGTACCTGGAAGTGTCGAACTTCCACGACCGGCTGCCCGAGGGTCCGGCGCCAGACTCGGAGGACGTCCCGGACGACATCCCGACCGACATCTAGCGAGCAGCACCGATGACCGCGGGAGCGCCCCGACTCCCCGCGCGAGGTACGACCGGGCACGATTTCACATGACCACGAACAGCGACAAGGAGCGCGGCGAGAAGCGCGGCGTCCTCGAAACCGGTCGTGCCGACGACACCGAGGGCGCTGACGCCAACGCCGCCGACGACGATATGGAGGACTGACACATGACCAAGCAGCGAGACGCACAGGTCACCAAGCGCGTCGACTACGCCGTCAAAGACGCCACCGAGCAGACCGCAACTGGCGTCGTGATGGTCCCGAACACGGTCGACCACCAAGGCGACTGGGAGCGCCCCGAGACCATCGAGGCGTTCGCCACCCAGTTCGAGGCGTTCATCGACGTCGAGGAGGCGGACGGCGGCGTGATGCATGCCGTCTGGCCCTCGGAGTGGATGACCCTCGAACGCAACGAGGTCATCGCGGAGGCCGAGGAGATCGGCGACACGTCCGTCCCCGAGGGTGCGTGGGTCCAGACGTGGCAGTACCACGACGACGACCTCTGGAGCCTCGTCGAGGACGACATCCTCGGCGGCCATTCCATCGGCGCGGTCAACGCCAAGTGGGACTTCAACGGCAGTGAGCCCGACGACCTCCCCGACGACGTCACGGTCCCCGACGCGGTCGAGGTCGCGGAGTATTGGGAGCTGACGGACGGCATCGTGCAGGAGGTCAGCGCGGTCGACATCCCCGCGGTGCCCGACGCCCAGATCCTCTCGACGTCGAAGGCGCAGGCTGCCACGGCCGAGAAGCGCCTGGCCGACCACCTTGGCAATCGTAGCGCGTTTGTCGAGGAGGCCCAGGAGCGCGGCCACAGCGAATCCGAGGCCGACCGGTTGTGGGATGTCCTCGACCGTGCCGTCAACGTCGAGGGCGCCGGCGAGCCGGGCGCGAAGGCGAAGTTGACGAGCGCGGCAACGGCGTTCCTCAACGCCCTGACCGGGTCCAGCGGTGGCGATGCCCGGCGTGCGGATGCACAGACAGCTAAGGACGCCTCCGAGGGCGATATCTCGGATGATGGCGGCTCCGAGACGGAGGCCGCCGAGAACACGAGCAACATGAGCGACAGCGACGAGCCCCCCGAGTGGGCACAGGAACTCAAGGATCAGGTCGAAGAACAGAGCGAGCGACTCGACGCCGCCCTCGACGAGGACGGCAACGGCGAGAAGGACGCCGACGCCTTCGCGGACGCGCCCGAGTGGGCACAGGAACTCAAGGAGGACGTCGACAAGCAGGCCGAGCGCATCGACGCGATCTCCAAACAGACTGGCGCAACCGAAAGCCAGCAGCTCGGCGGCGCGGAGAAGAACAGTGGCGCAGACGACGGTATCGACAAGCGGGCGGCGTTCTTCACGCCCGAGAGCAAGATGCACGAACTCGCTGGCAGTCAGGGAGGCCGGTAACACATGAGTACTCGAAACTACGGCGGCATGACTGGTGTGCGGAAGCAGAACGAGGACGCGCTGAAGGACATCGCGCCCGGCGATCTCTCCGGTGGCGTGATGCCGCGGGACCTGTTCGAGGACTGGTTCCAGCGCGTGCAGGACACCAGCCAGCTCCTGAACATGGTCCGGACGGAGACGCTCCCCCGACCGAAGATGGAGCTGGCCCGCATCGGCGTCGGCGAACGTATGCGGCGTGGCGCCGGCACCCAGGATGGGACCAGCAACGGGAGTGCGGAGGTCAACACCGACGGCGTCCAGATGGACGCCGAGAAGGGCGTGCTGTCGTGGGACCTCCCGCGTGAGACCGTCGAGGACACCATCGGCCAGGTCGACGAGATCGTGCTCGACAAGATGGCTAACCAGTGGAGTGTCGACACGCAGGACCTCGGGAT